TAGTTAGAATTTAACCATGTTTGTAGACCACCAAGTGTACGAGCTGTTGTAGCATTACCTGCTGATGCAACTGTGTTGCTTAAAAGTGCTTTTTCCATGTCACGTTTAATTTCAGCAGAAACTTTAGCTAATTGGTAAGCCTTTTCAGATTTACGACCAGCTTTGTTAATTGCTTCCATAGTACCAGAAATCTTAATCGTTTTAGATGATATTTGAGTTCTGTTACCTACTCGTGTTGTTGGACTAATTGTAATGTCAGAAGCTGTGTCACCTTCAACTACAGCGTTAGCTGCTGCTGCTGCGAGTGAATCAGTTTGCCATTCGTGATATGTTGCTGTTGCTTTTGTCTTACCAATAGAACTCATAAATGGAGTTTCTGTTGGAGAAATGTTATAAATAACATCTGACAAATCTTCTCTATTACCAATAGAGGTATAGGTTTGATACGTTGCCATGATTTTTCCTTATTCTAAAAATTGTTCAAATAAAGCTGCGGCATCTCTTACTCTTCCAGAGTTACGCAACTGTGCTTTTTGTTTTTTAATTGTTTCTGTGTTGTTACTACCTGTAGACGATCCAGCCTTTAGCATCTTTGGTGCTTCAGAAACTTTCTTCGTTACAGCAGGTTTTGACTTTTGAAGTTTGTCATACATCATTGCCTTGTGTAATGTAACAACGTGCCTAGAGTCATAGACATTAGATAATTCTACGTCTGTGAAACCAAGCGATTTGCCATAATTACGAATCTCACTACGGAGGTTTTCGCCTTTAGCTGGGTCTGAAAACTCTGGTAAGACCTGTGTTAATTTTTGTGCTTCCTGTGCAACTCTATCTTGCATGGCACGAGCATTTTCAGATTGTTGCATTTCTGCAATTCTGTATTGTTCGGCTCTTATAGCATTGAGTTGTTCTTTCTTTTCAGAAAGTTCAGCAACTTTAACAGCATAGCCTATCGGGTCGTTTTCTTTGAGGTATGTTAAATCCTCATTAGGAGATTGTGAGACTATAAATTGCTCTATAGCTTGCAAACGTTGAGCGTATGTATCACGAGCATACTTGGCTTCCTCAATTGCTGCACGTTCAGCTTCAACAGCTTTACGTTGTTCAGCAACTTCAGTAGTTTTTTTTGTATAATCAGCACCAAGTTGATAACCTTTAATTAAATCGTGAAGGGTGACATCCTTTTCTTCGCCAGCAGCTTTTACTTTAAAAGTCTGGGGGAGTTCCTCTTCTTCAACTTCGGTTTCTTCTTGTTCTTCAGCTTCACCTTCTTCTGCTTCTACTTCTTCAGTTTGTGGCTCTGCTTCTTGAGCTTCTGCTTGTTCAGTTTCTTGTTCACCTTCTAATTGCTCCGAAGAGTTAGCTGGGGTGTTCATTAGACCTTCAAAAGCATTGGCTGCTTGACCTACAGTAAGCGTGCCACTTCCAGAATCTTCTGGAGTCATGGTTGTTTCACTCATTTTTATTTCCTATAATCCTCTAGGGGAGGTAACCCATTTTAGAAATGTCTAAAATATCTTCCATGCTTTACTTTTAATGTCGCTAGTTTTAGCGATTGATTCCAAGTAAGACATAAGTTCGTTATAACAAGCTATTCTTTGATAGGCTTGTTCACGCACATCTGTTTGATCTGCATTAGAGTAGATGATGCGTTGTAATTGATTTTCTTGTAGCTCTTTAACTACAGCTTGAAAATGTTCGTCATTAAGTATGCTAGTAATAGCGTCTACTTTATTGGACATTATTATTTCCTTTTGTCATATTGTTGATAGTATTTAAAGCATCTACAATAGATTTGGTATTAGTGCCACGAGTTTGTTCTGCTTGGTTAGCAGCATCAGTTTCAATCTTCAATTGTTTAAGAGCTAATTCAGTATTTTGTTTTAGTTCTTGTTGTTGAAGTTCTAATGCCTTGCGAGCATTATCTAATTGCATTTGCTCACGTTCTAACTCAAGTTTAGCAGCCTCTGTTTGAGCACGAATGACTGCTTTTTCACGTTCAACTTCAGCTAATACTTTTGCAGCTTCTGTATTAGGATCTAGTTTTTCTGGTTGAGGTTGTGAAAGTGCTTCATTTTGCTCTGGTGTAATTTCATTCATGAATTGTGCAGCATCTTTAAAACCAGCCATGTTAATAAACTTGGCTAATGTATTGCGATATTGCATTAAGTTCACTAATGGATTAGATAGACCATATTGCTGAATGATTTGCTCTTGTTTTTGCAAGATCATTTGCATAGTAGTTAATTGTTCTTGACGAGTACCTGTACCTAAACCTACGTTAATAGATACATTGTATTGGTCATTCCATTCACGAGGATTAAATGGTACAAATTTGCCATTTATACGCACCAAACGCTCTTTATCTTGATATTTGCATAGTAGGTGTAGGATTCCTTTGAAAAGGCTCTTAACGCCTGTTTCTGCAAAGATACGAGCTATTAATTCAAGCTTTCCTGCACTTGATTGTGACATTGCTGACACAGCAGCGGCTGTTACGTTTTGTAAGATGTTAGGGTCTATACCATTTTGTGAATCTGACACACCTGTACGTCTTGCTTGTACGCCATCTAGGTATTCAAGCATTGGGAATGATCCAGATGTAGTAGGTTGTACAGTTAATGGTACAATAGCGTTAGGATTCTTCATTCTAACTACGCCACCTGCTGTAGATGTGAGTAAATCATCAAGATTTACCTGTCCTTCTACTGCACCAACACGATAATTATTTGTTAAGTAGAGGTTATCCAACATTTGTCTTAAAACAGTAGACTTAATCAGCTGTAAATCTAGTGCACGATCAGCTAAAGACTGTCCGTAGAACTTATGTGGGATAGGAATTGGGCAAAGTGAGTGAAATGGGATGTAATCACACTCCATATCTTCTAAAACTTCGTTAGAAGCGTAAACAACACGTCTTAATTCGGCAATACCATCATTATTGTAGTCAACTTTGATGTAACATTCGTAAACTTCTACGACTTCCATAGATTGATCTTGTGAACCCATGCTATTAGGTTGTTCACCACGAGAATAACGAGCAATTCTGTCTGGACTAAATTCTAAAGTATCGCCAGATTGTAGAGTTTCAACAATATCTTTTTTGAATCCCATTGCAATTAACTCTGAACGAGTCATCATTCTACGGTGAGCTACGAATGGTGAGTCTTGAATAGTTCTAGCACGTTTAGAGATAAGGAATTCTTCTGGTGGTACGTTTTCAACAACGACACGACCATCTTTTTTAGTGCGTTTTACTTTAACATAGTGTTCACGTTTAATGTTTTGGAACACCTGACCTGTCATTGGGTCAGTAATTTCGTCAATTTCTTCTTCTGTTTTTTGCTCAACAACTTCTAAATCTTCGTCTTGCATAAGCATGATGAGTTGATCGTCATTTAAGTCTTCATAAGACTCTTTAGTAACGTCAATCTTTTCATCCCAATACGCTTTTACAATACCTGTTTTTTGTAATAGTGCGTCTTTAAACCAGTTATGTAGAATTAAAAAGCCATCATTATTACGATAGAATACCCAGTTACAATATTCTGTTGCTTGTTGTGCAAAAGGTTCGTCACCATCGTTTACAGGTTGAAATTCAACCACACCGTCTGTAGATGTAAATACACGAATAAGTTGAGGTAATGCTCCGTCTACAACTTCTGCTACTTCACCAGTAACAATTTGTGATTTACCTTCTACTTCGTTACCATAAGGCTCACGAAGATAGTATTCAAGTGCTTCTTGACGTTCTGCAACTGTGTCTGTTTCAACATAGCCAATAGAATCATCAATTTCAGACTCGATAATGCTTTTTAATTTGTTAATATCCATTAAACTATCCATTTAGTGTTTACGTTAATAGGTTTATTCCACTCTTCTGCTGGACTCTCATCCAAGCCTGTTGCTAAATATCTAAAAGCGTCAGCAGCATGTGATGACCAATCATGTAATGGTCTATCATGGAATACAGCTCTTTTTTCATCATAGTGTCTACGATAGTTACGAAGAGCATCTAAACCTTGTTTTGCTTTTGGGTCAAACCAACATCTAGGAATTATTCTTCTTACTGCTTGTATGCCATCAGCAACATTAAGGCGAGGAGCAGTTACAATATTGAGACCTGCATCTTCTAAAGTTTCCCTACGAGATTTGCCTGTGCCTAATTCTCTTACCTCCACGTCATGTGGAAGTATGTGAGTAAAATGTGCATAGTCGTTATCTCTTAACCATGACACATAATAATCTAATCCTTGACCATGATTTTCCATATAATCAATAAGTCTTATTTCTTTGCCTGTAAGCTGGGCTACCCATATAGCTGTAGAGTCAGACATACCCAAGTCCCATGCTGTGTAATTACGACACAAGTCATCACGAGGTATTTCTGTCATGTGTGCTTTTTCTTCTATTTCATTTATAAGTTTAGAGTAGTAAGATCCTTCTACAGGAGAGTTAAAATTACACTCAAACTCTTGCATAAACTTATCTTCACCCATTTCAAGGCGGGCTGCTGTTAATTCTTGTTCGTTTAGTAGTTTAGTATCTGAAGATTTAAACTCTAATAGTTTCCATCCTTGTCCTTCAGCGGCTCTATCTCGCAACCCTCTAAAGTGATTGTTGCCTTTGGGCGTACCCATAGCAACGCAGAAACCTAGTCGGTCTGTCAACGCAGGTCGGATGATGTCACTGAAGACGGATGGATTGATATTACCTACTTCGTCAATAACTGCACCATCGAGGTAAATACCACGAAGTGAGTCTGGGTTATCTGCACCATAAAGTGAGATACGTCTACCCATAAAATCTACACGAAGTTCAGCAATGTTTACTTTAGCACCTAGAGGTCTTGTATAGTTTACAAGATAGTCCCATGCAATACGTTTAGATTGATTATATGTAGGAGCTACATATGCGTATCTAGGTTCTTTTTTTGTACAGGTAAGTGCACTATGTATAAGTTGATTAATAGCAGATACAGTTTTTCCCATACGTCTGTGTGCTACGACTACCACAAACCTATGATCTTTGACTGCATTGTGTATCAGTTTTTGGGGGACTCGTGGTCTATACCCAGTATCTAAAGTTTTTTGCGACTCCATATAGGGTCATCGCCTCCTAGTTGTTAAATTACCACTTTACTTTGTTAGCCCAATATGCGGCACTCATCTTACCTTTTGCTATGTTTTTAGCATGTCTTGCTTTAAAAGACTTTGCTCTTGCTGTATCTGTTTTGTCGCCACTTACACCCTTTTGTCCAAAGCGTATAAGCTTTTCTTTGTCGCCAGATTTAGCTAATACAGCGTGTGATTTAGTAGGGTGGCTAGGCGTGGCTTTAGGTTTGTTATAACCAGAAAACGTTTCCTTACCCTTTTTAATCATTTCTTTTTAGCTGTCTTTGCAGACTCTTTAAAAGCTTTAGCTGTAGGTGCACCTTTAGATCCTATCTTACGCATCTTCTCGCCAGAGCCTTGAGCAATACGTTTTTTCTTTGCTGCGATGTTGGCATAAAGTCCAGTTTTAGTAGCCACTCTTCATTCCTTTTTTAGCAGGTTTAGCTGCTACTTTTTTACCTGACTTTTTAGCGTATTCTTTAGCTTCTTTCTTACCTTTTTCTGTGTAAGCAAATTTCTTTTTTCCGACCATTGGCATAACTTTCCCCTTATCTAGATAACATTCTAATGAGTGAATTCAAATCCATAGGAGGTGGTCTGACAGACATACCACCGCCTTGTGGTGCTACGTTAGTCATCGTATTGCCTAGTGGATTTGTTTGTTGGTAGTACGGTACTGCTTGTGGATTAGACATAAAAGCATTTTGTCTAGAGAACTCATCCATTTGTTGTTGCATCATAATCTGCTTTAATCTTGCAGCTTCAGCTTCTGTAAGTTGACCCATGCCTGCGGGTGCTGACTGTCTTAATTGCTCTAAATAATCTAGTAAGCCCATAATAATATCCTATAAAAAATTTGGGTACTGCCGTTTTAAAAAACCTATAAAAATCTTTTCTGTACAAAAAGGGGGTGGGGGTCTAATCTATTCCTGTAACAATCTTAACTTCTACAGGTGTTCCATCAGGGTTACCACTGATCTCATGCTGTGATGTTTCTTTCCACTTGGCACGAGACTTCAACCAAAAGATCATGGCTGTGGTGTTGCCTTCTTTAGCTTGCTTAAACAAAGTCTCTGCTACAGATGCGTTAGCTTCAATACGACCTTTGTCAAGCTCTTCTTTATAGTACTTGACAAGCGTATCATGTGATATGCCTAGTACGGATGCAATATCTTCATGGCGTGTTCCTACTGTAGATAATGTGTAAACTTTAATTCGGGTGTCCGCATTTGGAAGGTGTGGGGGTCTTCCTTTTCCTACCTTGTTTTCTTCCTTATCTATCGTGTCAATAGGTAAAGCGTCAACAGGTAATAAGGACTTGCTATCCTCTACCATATTATTGACCGCATTGTCAACAGGGTTATTATCTATATCATTCATTACTATGTATTCCTTATATATATACTTGACTTAATAGTCATTAACAATTCATTAACAATTCTTTACAATCTTTTACAATAATAATACTTGACAAGTTATTTAATGGGGATATTATTACATTGTCAATCTTGACAAAACTTAAGGAGACTTACATGAAAGTATCTAATATCGTAAACAATAGAGGCAACATTGTTGCAAATCAATTCATTATTGAAGATGACAAGGCAACCTTCTTCCAATCCTATAAATCTATTATAGTTAAGATTGAAGACGGGAAAACAATCCTTGACCCTGTATATTGGAATTATTCAAGAACTACAAGTAAGCATAGATCTACATTCCTTAATGAATCCACAAAGGAAACTCAAAGGAAGATTAAAGAAGGCTTATATATCTTACAGGATCTTAACTAGTATAGATGTTATAGGGGGAATTTTAACTGATTCCCTTTTATAACTACGCTTTAATCAAACTTGACAATATAACAGGAGACTTTTACCATGAATAAGTATATAAAAAGCATAAGAGTAGAAA